GCTGCGATACTTTACATATAGCTTGGAGTGTATCACGCACTCTATTATAAGAAGCAGGTTTATAATTTTTTAGATGCTTAATAGTAAATCTTTGCCAATCATCTAATGTGATGGCGTATATATCCCTGTCTCTAAAGAAACGAAGAAGCAGTTGAGCGTTCCACAAGTCACCATCACTACGCTTTTGTAACTTAGTCCACTTAATAACAGAGTTACTAAAGGGAACGGAAGGAGTGCCGTTCCCTTTAAGCCGAGCAAGGGCTTTTGTTTCTATGTTTCTTAACTCTTCTTTTGCATCTCGTTTCGCAATACATTTTGTGCTTTGACGAACTGTGATGTATTTGTTTCCGAGGTATACTTTACCTCCGACCCACCAAAACTGGCTGTCTTTTCTTGGGTAAAGGAAGAGTGACACTGTAGTTTCTCCATAAATAACTCGTATGATTCTTGCTCAATCCTCCATTGATGTCCAACTTTTATGTATGGTACACCATGTTTGAGCATCAACTTCTTTACTTTGCCGACTGACGTTTGTAGTGACCCGGCAACATTATCTATACTGTGTGTATTAAAAAGGGATTTCGTCAACAAGGTCTGGTTCCTCTGTAATGTTGTTAATGATTTGACCTAGTGGTTGGACACCATCTTTGGCACGTTGATAGTCATTCGGTCCATCACTTATAGGCGGACTTGATTGCATGGGTGTCTTGTCACCGATCTTGGCATCCATATAATCTTTGCCTGCTTGTGATGTGGCAAACCAAATGGCTAGTCTTCTGTCTTCATAGTCACCTGATAGGTGAGGGGCCTTTGGGTTTTGGTTGTCGTTCTCAAACAACACGCCAACCTTTTTGTATACCTCACGTATAACTTTACCTGATGGTAGTGTGGCTTTGACAATGACATGATACTCTTCATTGCCATTGTTGTTTAGTTTACCTTGGCCAACGAGGACATTGTTTTCCCTTGGTGGGAACAATGCACCTCTGTTGGTGTCATCATATTGTTGATCCATTAGAATCCTCCTCTACTTGATTTACCATTTGATATTTTGTTGCTAATTGGTGGCACAATTCTAGGCTTGTTTGGGATACCATCTGCAGCATTGCCATCATCATCTGTTGCTAATCCGTAGATTGCCTGCAATGCATAACGCTTTGCGTAGGTAATACCTGCACCCATTGCCTGAGATTTATCTTCTTCTCCTCGTTTAATAAGGACAGGAACTCTACTTGTTTTAGTAGCTGTGTCATTTACCTGAGATATTACAGTATCTATATATATATTTTTATGTATTGATTGAGTAAACTCACCACTAGGTAACAATATAGTTTCATAATTAACAGCTTGAGAAAACGACAATCCGAACTTAGCACCATGAGATACAGCTTGGATAACCTCATCAAGATCAGCATATTTACTTGTGTAAAAAGGATTCTCACTATCTTTAGATGCTGTTACTGTAAGCTGTTGGAACTTAGCCATAGCCTCGTTAAGTGATTTACAATACTCAACCTTTTTGTTATCTTGGGTTGTCTTGTGTTCTCCAACCTTGACACTCTGGGGTTGACTTGTTGTGGGGTTGACCCCATTTTTATTTTGAGATGGCATAAGTCTCTCCTTTCATTTGTTTGGTTTTAAAGAACCCTGCATGCCGAGGGTTCCATCTTAGGAATAGCCTTGAGTAGAAGGCTATGTAGTCGTTACTTATTTTAAAGTCTGTATCAGTTGTGGTGATGGCAGTTTCCCATCTGATACGATTAACAATTAACCATGGTGAACATTTCTTTACACCACTGTCGATTGCCTCATGCGTATATCGTGCAAACAAATCATAGACATGAGGGTTGTCTTTGTGGAATTTCCACCAGACTAATTTTCTATCCTCGTATGTCATGACTTGTTTTCCTATTATATTTTGCAAGGTCTGACTTTGTTGGATTTAACATTTTCTCAAGTTTTGTATACACATAGTCACATTCATTACATTTAGCATGAGCAACTGGACCCCAATATTCTGTTCCACATTCAGGACAATATAATTCTTTACTCATCACTAATCTCCTTTATCTTGATGGTTAATGCACCACGCTTGTTGCGTTTGATAGATAGCTTGTCGGTGTAAACCTCACGCTCATTGGGTTTGACATAAGACTTGAGTTCTTTCTTGCAGTCATCAAAACATTTTGCATAAAGATAGTTTTCTATGTATTGAGATTCACACTCACGAAAGTAATTGTCTCTACTAGCATCACGTGCCACCATATTATCTAACGTCATGTGCTGTACACCTGTTGGTAATTCGTTTGGCATCTCACCGACTGGTGGTTGTTTCTTAATTACATGGCCCCAAAAGTCTCTGAAGATGGGAAGCATACGCAACCATTCAGCCTCATCTTGTGCGACTAGCTTGCACTCCCATTGGTTACCAAAGATGACAGATAGATACATGCTTTTTAAGTCTGCAACTTTCATGTATAGCTGTATCTGTGGATAGTAGTAGGCAAGTATGTCATCAAATTTTTTGAAAGAACTTGTATGCTTGCACTCTACACCAATATGTTCGCCTTTGTTTTCTGGATCATTGATGATGCCATCAAGTGTGGCTTTGAATGGTATACCATCTATAGTTTTCTTGGCCTCATGTTGAAATCCAAGGACATGAACTCCGTACTCTTGCTCGAACCATGCTAGATTAAACTCTTCTGTGTATGTACCTAGCTGAACATTGAATAGATGAGATAGATCGGCAGGTTGTGCTTGCCCGGTCTTCTCATTATACAAGTCGTGCCAGTCACCACGCATAATCTTCACGGCATCTGATCCACCAATGAATCCAACACGCCAGTTGGGGTCACGAGATGGTTGTTTTAGATTTACTACTGTCATTTTATGTTCTCCTTTTATATAATATAGTGCATAACTGCACATATTTCTAGTAGTTTCTTATCTTTTTGTGCGTTTCTGCAACATTTCTTGCAACATTAAACGCTTTTGGTAACGCCATTCTCCGGCCTCACGAAACTCTGCGAGTGAGGGGAAGAATGTTTTGGTCCTTGAGATATGTTTGACTGCAAATAAAAATATATCTGCAGGAAAATCCTCAAGTCCTACGGCTATGAGACGTATACGCATAGCAATATCCTGTTGTGATTCCTGTGATGGCTTGACCATAACCATCATGGTCTGCAATAACTTGTCTTCCATCTGATCCAAAGGCATTGGTGTCATAGCAAAAGCCATTAGCTTATCAGCTTTGGCACGTTGATCTGCCGTTGGTTCCTCTGTTAGTTCGTAACTACGTACACTAAAATCCCGGTTTAGATTTTCCTTGAAGTTTAGAATTGACTCCATGGAAGAAAGAACCGTTTGTTCTATTTCTTTTGGTGAAGTAGTTGTTAGGCTTTGTAGTGCCTGAGATGACTTGCTCTTGGACAATGCGACCTGCATGATTACTCTCCTTGTTAGATGGTATGTTACTTATAGGTTCGGGTGTCACACTGACACTAGATAGTGGACTGTCTGTCACTTCCACAGTGTCACCCTGACACTTCACTATGGTATAGATGTTCACTTGGTTTCTCCCTTGACGTTTGCGTATCAATAATTTTTTAGATACGAGAACGTCTAGCTTTCGTATGACTGTACGCCTGCTCAGTCCAGTCAACTTGGCTATGGTTTCTATTGATGGGAATGCTTTGTTGGTATCTTTATGTGCATGATGATTGATGACCAGTAACACTAGCTTGGCTAATGGATCACCAATCTCAGCATCCAAAATACCTTGGATATTTCTGAACGACATATCTATATAATGTTCTTTGATTGTTGTTCCATTTCTTTTTCAGTTGGTACTCCAACTAATGTAGCTAATTCATCTAAAGTTTTTTGACCAGAAGATGACATACGATCATACTCCCAATATAAATCAGTTACTTTTAATTGCATTTTTTTTAGGTCGTCTAATTCTACCCATTGAATATTCATTTGGTTCTCCATAGTTTCTTGACTGTTTGTTCTGATAGAAACATGACCCATCTGGGTTCATCATTTCCACCACGCTTATAAATAACGGCATCTCTATTCACCATGGTTGTGAATGGTGAAGGGAAGCTGCTATTCTTACGGTATTTTACCTCCGCAATTATGTCTTGTCCGTTGAGGTTGATGACGAGGTCACCTTTATATTCGCCTCCCAACGCTCCACTAAGAGGCTGACGCTTTGCTTTGATCTTCCACGAGTTGAAGAGTTTGACAAAGAAGTTTTCGTGGTATGTTCCTTTTCTGCTAGCTGTGCTTGCCATGTTGATTTCTCCTTGCAACTAAAGCAGACAAAGAAAGTTCGACTGCTCTTTACTTTCGTAAAGTATCGAGAGGCAGTGCCACAGATGTCACACTTTCTCATTGTACTTTGATCTTGCACTCCAATGCTTGTACCCAGTAGAGAAGCATGTAGCCTGATGGCAGTCTTTCATATCTCTCCCACTTTCCTATTAAGCTATTGGCACACCCAATCTTATCAGCTAATGCTTCTTGTGAGATGCGTAGTTTGTTACGCTTAGATACCAGTGAGCCTACTAATTCTATCCAGTTAGGATCGACTGGCACTGGTGTTGCTCGATACTTGAACATCTCTGATTGCATTTGCAACTCGTTCTGCTGTGTCAAATCTTAAGTCCACTCCATTCATCGCCCTGTAATATGTGCTTGTAGGTATCCCGGCTACGACAAACATATCTTTGAGTCGTATATCCTTTTCAAAAGCTATATCTTGTAGCTGATTTATGTACTTGCACAACATCATGCTATCAGATATAGTGCATTTATGCACAGTTGACAAGTGGTTATTGTTATTTAATATGTGCAGTAATACTATATAGTATTCTTGGGGGATGTCTGTATGATTGCATTAATGCATAATACAGTAGATGAATTAGAGAGGAAGGCTCTCAAGGTTTGGATGCGTGGCGTCATGGCTAATCATAACATGAGTGCTTATGAATGGGCTAAAAAAGCTAACACATCACATACTAATATAACTAGATTTCTGAATCAGGATTCTAAATATATTCCTTCATCTCGTACGATAGCTAAGTTAGTTAACGTAGCAGGTTCATCTCCTCATACAGTCATACCAACGCACATATCCTCGCGAACCATTGAGGTGTTTGACACAAAGGGGGTAAGGTTGCGTTACGTAAATGTTTATGATGTTGAAGGAAAATTGCTTGCCATGGAACTTGATCAACCAACAGGTTTTGGATTAGGTGGAATCAATAAAGGCGATACAATTCTCATTCAAGAAGATGCTGAAATTAAAGATGAAGATGTTATTATGTATGAAAGCGAACATGGTTTCTTAATTGGACAGCTTGTTGGTAAAAGTATTGTGCATAAAAGCTATGACATAAGACACGTTGCACACCTTGCTGACGTATCTGTTGTCGGCAAGGTGGTGCAGTGCATTAAGAAGTTCTAACCTTTTTTTTGTTTGGATAGTTAACATCTTCATAGTCATCAGATTGAGACTGATTATCTTGTGCTATAAATTCTTTGATTTGTGTAGCACAGGCAAAGGCATGTGATGGACCATACTCATCATTGATTTTAGCTATGGCTTGGTCATTGGTTAAGTCTTTGAGGTACT